CGCCGTATCCGAACTCCTTCGTCGGCGTGTTCGTCCGCCCGCCGCGGCGCTTCATCAGTTCCGTGGTCGCCTTGTCGTAGGCGTCGAGGGCGTCGTCGTACTTCGGCTTCACGCCGCGTCCTTCGGGGTGTCCCACGTCCCCGTGGGCGCCTTTGTCCATGCAACATCCTGGCGCACCATCGGGCGGTCGCATTTGGGGCGGAGGATCACCGTGTCGGGCGCGGAGATAAACTGGCCGAAGTGCCCGCATTTGGCGTTGCGGCAAAAGTAGTACACGACGGCGTCAGGCATGGATCTCCTCCCATTTCCTCACCGTGAAGTGGACTCGCGGCGCATCCCGGTCTAACCCCTTGAACGATTCAACGTGCTCGATCTGCCGGTCGTTCAGGATGATCCCTGATTTCTGGAGGAGGTCGAACAGCAGTTCGGTAGATAGGTCGGATCGACGAGACTGGTACCACACGCGCACCTTGACACTCACCGGCCCGTCGTATCCAACGCGCATCTTCTGCGGGATCGCCATGAGAAAGGTTTGCTCGTAGGCCATCGCATCGACGGACTTAATGACCATGAGGTTGTTCCTGCCGCGCTTCATGATCCTGCGGCTGTTCTTCAAAGACGGGAGTTGGCCGAGGATGGTGGCGGTGGCGATGATGTCGTTCATTTCCCGGTCTTCACTTCCCCGTCAATTCGAACCGTGCCCATGTCGTCTCCTTTCGCCTAAGGGGTTGAAGTGCCGGTCCGGGGCATCGGGACACGGACAAGACCCTAAAGGGTCTCTTGTCCCGTCTGTCCCGCTACTGTCCAAAAACGAAATATCCAGCTTGTCCCGCTTTGTCCCGCTTGTCCCGTTTGGCTCTAATGTCGTAATTTTGCTCATATAATTAACTGCTGCTCCTTTCTGTTAATTTTGTCCCGCTTGTCCCGCTTGCCCTTTTATGTCCGAAATAAAAAGAGTTAAAGTAAAAACATCGTGTCCCGTCGATAAGTGTTATAAAATCATTGAGGAATTTGTTATTGGTCATTTTTCGTATTTTCCATTTAATAGGTGCCCGAACATCGCCTGCTCGATGGTGTCGTCCTGCACATTGACGGATTTCACATGGATCACTCGGCCTCGGATTTCGATATACTTGAGCCCCTCGAGGTCGTCTTTCGCCCGCTGGAACGCCTTCTTTTTCGACCCCTGCGCCCCCCCATATTCGACGTAGAATTCCTCCCTCCAGGCGTCCTCGGAAACCTGTGAAGCGCCCACCTTATGGCAGAGGGTAGAAAGGGTCTGCGCGCCGATCTTGGCCGGCTTGGTCATCTGCTCCGTGGTCGGGTCGTACCGGACGTCGTACTTGACGATGCAGGAATTGTCCCGAGGCCCCGCGCCGTAGGAGGTCTTCACCAGCTCGTACTTGATCGGCAGGTGGGGTTCCGAGTCCTTGGTCTTCATCCACTCGATGACCCCGCGGTCGGCGTCCAGGAGGATCTCGAGGTCCATGGCGCCTTTCAGGGCCGAGGATCCCCTGGCCCGCTTGTTGGCGCCTTCCGCGTGGCCGGTGTGATGGATGATGAGGACGACGCAGTTGTATTGAGCCTGCAGCCGGTCGCACATGTCGACGAACGCCATGGTGTCTTTGGCACTGTTCTCATCGCAGTCGCCGGGCAGAGCCCTGGCCATGGTGTCGATCACGATCAGGACCGGAGCTTCGCCTCTCTCCGCCAGGGCGTTGATCTCGCCGGCCATCTCGCAGACGGAGTCCGGGTCGAACTGGACTCGGCGCTGCGACATCAGGAACCGGCCGTCCGGGATGGCCCCATGGACTGATCTCCATGCGGCGACCCGCCGGGGAATGGCGTGCCGGCCTTCTCCGCATAGGTAGATGACGAGGCCCTCCTTGACGACCTTCCCGAGCCATGGAACGCCGGTGGCGCAATGGAGGGCGATATCGAGCACGACGAACGACTTCCCGGACCCGCTGGCGCCGAAGATCATTCCGGTCCCTGGCGTTTCGATGGCGTCCTCGACGAGGAAATCCGGTTCCGTGAGACTGATCGCGTTGACGTCGACCAGCATCGGCTCTTTCCGCGCCACGGAGAGCATCTGACGAGCCAGGGCGGGGTTCGCCGTGCCGAAGTCGTTCCAGTCCTGCCCTTCAACCGGCGGGAAGATCGCCCGGAACCTCGGCGCGCGCTCGATCGCTTTGGCGGCGCATTTCCTGCCTGGTTCGTCGGCGTCGCCGGCGACGACTAGCGCGGCCGTCGGGCACATCCGGGCGAGCACCTCGGCTACGCCGGGTAGATTGCCGCTGCTGACCCCCATGACCGTGGTGGCGCCGGTGAGCTCGTGTACGGTGGCGGCCGTGGCGTACCCCTCCGCCAGGTAGACGGTATCGGTGCGCCCCTGGAAGAGGAAGAAATTCCCCGACAGCCTCCCGCCGTCGTTGATCTTCTTCGTCCCGTCGGGGAAGATTCGCTGTACGGACCAAAGCTGCCCGTGCTCGTCGTAGAGGGGGACAAGCAGGTTCCCGGTCGGCTCGTGGAGCACAACCCCCTCGGCCGCGCGGACACTCTTCCGGACGAGGTATTCGTGCGCCGGCGGGCAGACGATGGACTGTTCGAGCAGCCGGCGCACGTTCTCCCGGCCGGCGAGGTACTTCTCCTCCGGGGAAGCGGTGACGACGGGGGGAAGCGCAGGAAGGGGTTTGGTGAGGTCGACGCCGATGTGGCGGGCCACCTTTCCGGCCGCCTCGTGCATAGGGATACCGTCGCACTTCGCCACCAGGTCGACCAGGTCGCCCCACGCCTCTCCGCTGGCGAAGTCCGACCCGGCGCCGGTCAGGATGTTGGTTGAGCAGGACGTCCCCTTCCCTCCCTTGATCGACGCGCAGACATACTCTCGCCCCTTGAGGAGACCTCCGGGAAGCCACGCCTCGAGGATGTCGCGGGCTCGAGAGAGAGCGTGCTGCGTCAGCGCCGGGTAGTTGATCTCTGGATGAGGCGCGGTGTCCGCGCGCCACTGGTTGAAGTCGACGACCGTCATGCCCAACAGGTCTTCCTGAAAGGGCAGTAGGAGCACACGTAATACGCCGGGTCCTGTGTACACCGCGGCAGGAGTTCGCCGAGGTCTACGGCCTGAAACACCCTGGCGGCCTTGACCTTCACCATCTCAAACTCCGCCGACTCGAAGTCGATCAGGAAGTGCTGCAGCTCCATCGTGTCGGCGTTAACGGCGGTGAACAGGCACTTCAGTAGTCCGAAGTACCCCATGTAGGAGTGGACCTGGCTCCAGTAGGTAGATGAAAACTCCTTCAAACCCTCTTTCTCGAGCTTCTTCCACCCCTTGGCGCCGAGCGTCTTGTTCTCCCACAACGCCGGCAGGGGGATCGGGCACGCCGCCCCGGTGTAGCCCACGATCACACCGTCGACGTGCCCCTTGAACCGTCCGTCGAAGTCGGAGATCTCCGCCGGATCCGGGTAGAAGACGAACCCGCAGTCCATCAACCACTGCCGGGCCTTCGCCTCGTAGGTGTGGCCTCGGTCGAAGATCCGCCGGGTCCTTGGCTCGATCGGGACCTCGGGGATCTCCTTCCGGGTGACGAGGTACTGGTATTGGACGTGTCGATCGCAGGTGTGGCCCACGACGGAGATGCCGAGGTACTCCCTCGGGGCGTCCCAGGCGTGCTCCAGGAAGATGGAGTCGTCGATCAGGGCGTTGACGCGGTCGCCGAGTTGACTCTTCGAATTCAGGTCGATGGCCATGTCAGAACCTCGCGCTGCGGGCGGCGTTGTAGGCGTGTACCAGCTCGTTCGTGGCAGAGTCGTGCCCAGGGAGGATCTTGGCTGCAGGGAGAATGCGGTACTCCCCGCAAGACAGCTCTCGGCACCACTGATCCCCCGTTCCGCCGGCGCCTTCGGGGAAGAACGCCTGCGGGTCCCATTCTCCCTCGACGGGGCCGATCAGGCCGTACCGGGCGATCGTCGGAAGTGACCCAAAGATGAAGACCTGCTTGCCGGAGAGCTGCGATAGAAGCGCCGCCTTGCACTGTTCCTCGAGCGTCGGGTACGCCCCCTTGATCTCGATGAAGCAGTCCTGCCGGGGCATCCAGAAGTCTGGCAGGTACCAGACGCCGTTGAGGTCGTACCCTTCATGCTCATACAGCCAGGGGATCCGGATCTTGTCGTAGAACAGCGCCCACCGCGCCTCGAGGCGGGAGCGGAACAGGATCCCCTTGTACCTCGTCTCGATCGGCGTCAGCACGTTGATCGCCACCCTACCCCTCCCTCACGCTCTCGCCAGCAGGTCCATGTAAGCCCTCACGAACGCTTCCGCGACCGGGGCAACGATTGCATTGCCGTAACCGCGCAGGCGTCCCACTCGGGCGGCAGCCCCATGAGCCAACGGGAATGTGCCGGGTTCAACCGCCCGCCACTTGTTGTCTCTGCCCCACAACCATTCGGCATCGGACCAGAACCCACCAACACAACCTCTTCCCTCAATTGATGCCGCGCTTCTTCTTCCCCCGCCGCTCCTCGCACTCGGCGCATCGATCCCCCGTTCAAGTCCGACACTCTCGGGGTTGACCACGGGACAAGCAAGGCCACGTTCTGTAATCCGACCTGTACCTTCCTCCCTGAGGGCGACATTCCAGTTATTGTCGTCCCTTCCGGCAAGGATCGTCCCCCGTTGGGGCAATCCGGAGTGGGCCACGAAGTGCAACCGTTGTCGGATGTGCGGCGCACCGAAGCCCGCAGAGCAGAGATCCGATACCCCCACGGTGTAACCCTCTCCTTCCAGGTCAGAGCGTACATGGTTGAACCAAGTAAGGCCGTCTTTCGAGCTAACCTGTTCGCCAAAGACCGCATCAGGGCGGCGGACGCGGATGAGATGGAAGAAACCCGGCCATAGGTGCCGCTCGTCAGCAATCCCGCCTCCTTTGCCTGCCGCGCTGAAAGGTTGGCAAGGACAGGAACCGGTCCACACAGGCTGATCGTCGGGCCATCCGGCGCACCGGAGGGCGTAGGACCAGACGCCGATCCCGGCGAAGAAATGGCATTGAGTGAATCCGGCAAGGTCGCCGGGGGGAACATCGAGTATTGATCGTTCATCGACTTCTCCTGACGCTATCAGGTTCTGCTTGATAAGTTCCCGAAGCCACGCGGCACCCCGCGGGTCGATCTCGTTGTAGTAGGCGGTCACGCCCTCATCTCGCCAGCAGGTCCACGAACCAGAACTTGTCGACCTTGCGGATGTCGATCATCTTTCGATCCTTCTCCTTACGATCACGGTATCCGGATGCCCCCCAGCGTATCGTTCGTGCTTCATCGGGCCGCACAATTCCCAGCCGTCCGCCTGGTAGCGGGGCAGGTCGGCGGCGAAGATGTAGGCGTATTGCCAGATCATTTGAATAGCGCCATGCCCTGCGTCGAGGATGCCTCCGTGAGGTTCGTCACGGCTTGCCGGAAATAGGACTCCTTCAACTCAATCCCGAGGAATTTGCGCCCCAAGGTGAGCGCCTGGTGCCCCTCGCTGCCGATCCCGGCGAATGGGGACAGGATCGTGTCCCCCGGGTTCGTCCACAGCACGATGGCCCGGTCGATCACGTCTAACTGGAGGGGGCAAATATGGCGCTCATCTTTTTCCTCGCGGGCCGACGTTTTCTGGAGGGTGCGCGACGGGTTGATGTCCATCCAGACCGGTGAGGCGTACCGCTGCCACAGGGACACCGGGAACTCTTCCGGCGTGTGCGATACGCGCTCCGGATTCTCCCCGTGCTTCCGCATCGTGACAAGGTAATCGGCGATCCCCTGCCGACTCATCGTGGAGTCTTTCCGGATCTGCTTGTGGAGTAGCCCGAGGGCCTTCGTCCGCTGCATGGCCGTCACGGGGTCTTTCCATATGCAGACTTCGGAATGGTAGATCCACCCGGCGTCGAGGAATATCCGGATCATCTCGCCGCGGAAATCATGGATGCCGATATACCCGTCCCGCGTTTTCGACGCGGGCAGGTTCATGCAATGAAACGAGAGAAGGCGCCCCGGCATGGTCGCCCGGTACAACTCGCCGGCGAGGAACTTGAAGTGCTCGTAGAACTCGGAATGCTGCCGGCAGTTCCCCATATCCCGCTCAGAATCCGAGTAGGTGTATAGGGATGCAAACGGCGGGGAGAAGATAGAATAGTGAATGGAATCGGACGGGATGGTGCGTACTTCTTCGATGCAATCCCCGAGGCGCATCTCCCACCCTTCGCCGGTTTCCGTTCTTGTGGCGTAGGAGGATTCCGCCCGCGCCGTGGACTTCAAGTGTTCCTCGATGATCTTGTGCGTGTGTTCCACCATCCCCTCCTGCATCTTTTCGAGGTCCGCTTCCTTGCGCTTTACGTTCTGGAGCACGTTCGTCTCGCGCCCGCCGATGATGACGTGGACGTTCACGGGATTCTTTTGACCGAATCTCCAGCAGCGCCGAACCGCCTGATAAAATTGCTCGTATGAATCCGACAGCCCGACGAATACCATGTCGGAACAGTGCTGCCAGTTCATCCCGAATCCAGCGATGGATGGCTTGGTGACGAGAACGCGAATGGACCCGTCCGAAAATCCCGCCATCGACGCTTCCTTGTGCTCCGGTGTATCGGACCCGGTGATTTCCACTGCATCAGGGATTGCCGCCGTGAGCGCCGTGCTTTCGTCGTTCAAGTTGCACCACAACAGGACGGGCTTGTCTGTCCCGTTGGCGATGGCCGCTGATTCCGATACGCGGTCCGCAAGGGACGCCCTCCGCGCTCCGCGCCGCTCCTGAAGTGTGTTGGCGGGTGCGGGAAACAGCATCCCGTCGGATGGGCCGTCGGATGCGAGGATCGTTTCCTTGACTCTCAATTCCGGAAGGATGAATCCGTTATCGTCGTATCCAAGATCGGACGGCTTGCGGAGCATGCAGGCCCATGACGCGACCCACTCCCAGAACTTCCCCTCGGCGTGTCCCTTGATGCGCCATTTCGACGTGTCGCCCCCGTCATGGACGAAGAACATGGAGAGCATTTCCGTGCGGGACATGACCCCCAGGAACTCGGCGTGGTTCCCCAGTTCCATGTGATCGTTCGGGGATGGTGTCGCCGTGCAAGCAAGGCGATACGGGATCCTCCCGAACGCCCCGATGATCTGGTTCCGCGTCTTTCCGTCGAACGCTTTTAAGATGGAGGATTCATCCAGCACCACGGACTTGAACTCGTCCGTGTCGAACTTATGCAACCGCTCGTAGTTGGCGATATTGATCCCGTTGATGACATCGTGCCCGGATCGGCATACCTGCGCCTTTATGCCGATCTTCTCCGCTTCCCGTGCGGTCTGCGCGGCCACTGCCAGCGGCGTCAGGATCAAACATTTCCCGCCAATGTGCCGCGCCCATTCCAGTTGCATTAAAGTTTTCCCAAGCCCGCAATCGGCGAAGATGCACGCCTTCCCCAATCGAAGCGCCCATCGAACGATGTCCCGCTGGAAGGGGAACAGGACGGGATGAATCTTTCCCGTGGGAATATCGATGCCCGATGGCCGGATGATGACCTTCTTCGATTCCAGAAACTCCGCGTATTCCACTACCCCTCCCCCCTCAGATACCGCTCGATCCTCTCGTCGATCTCCCTGTGGATGGCACGGATGCGCTCCTGCCGGTCGATATCGTCTTCGATGCGGGACAGCCGCTCGTCCATCTCCGGGCACGCGAACAAGATGCAGCGCAGCCGCCAGTCGGGGCAGGAGAGGGAGCAGATCATCGGGTTGCCCTCGGATGTACGAACATCTTGTTGCCCTCGTATCGGATCTCGACGCCGGGCACCTTTTCCCACTTGATCCAGTTACGCAGGCAGTTCCGGGCCGTGGTGTCGCTGGCGTAATGGTGATCAACTATGTCAACCAACTTTTTCATAGTGATCCCCGGTTCGCGTGTCACCACGGCCAACACGTCACGACAGGTCCGGTTGTATGGGGTAAAGTACCCGCCCCCATTGGTCCCCGCCGGTGCGTAGGTCTTATGTTCCTCGCATAGTTTCGGCAGTTTCCATGGCTTCCGATTCAGGCGCGGGCGCAGTACTTCTGCCGTCCCACTTCCGTCCGAATAGGTGCGGCCCGCCGACAGGATACCGACGCCGAAGAGACGGCAGACCTCCTTCCCGAACTCTCCGACATGCGACGGTGTGGCGACGGAGACCAGGTGAGCGTGCGGTATCCATCGTTTCCCCTGTTCGATCACCGGGAGTCCGAACGTCGTCTTTGTCTCGATGATCCAGATTAGGGAGTCTTGCCGCGCCACGATATCGGCACGGCCCACGGATCCGGTGACCTCCTGGAACACTTCCCAATGAAGGTCAGAAAGGTAGTCCATGATCCCCTTCGCCACGTCAATCTCGGAGCAGCGGGGACGGATGGTCACGCGCCCACCTCCGTCGCCCAGATCCAGTAGTGCCCGCAGGTCATCGGGCGGGGGCCAGCATTGTTTCGGACGCCGCATCGCGGGAGAGCTGCGCGAGGTAAGCCTGCTGACGTTGTTCGCGCGTGGCGTCGGCCCACGGGATGCTCCTGTTGCTGCCGCACACGCATCGGTAGGCGATGTCCGTGGGGATGTCCGTGAACGGCCTGTACCATATCCCGTCGATCACGGGATCCAGCGGACGGGGGCGCTGACAACAGGGACACTTCAATTGGTGGCCTCCTTCTTCTCAACTTCGCGCAGGACGATCTTCCTCATCCAGGCGCTAATGTGTAAATCTTGCTTGAGCGCGGTTCGGCAAACGGTTTCAAACTCAAGATCCGTCAGGTAACATTGGAGACTGTTCCGGCGTTTTGTGGCGGGGTCGAGGAACTGTCGGCGGCCCATTAAAGTAGGTACCCCAACGACTGCATGAACTGGATGGGGTCCTTGCCGCCCTTCTTTATGTTGCATGATGGGCAAGTGAGTTGAATGTTTTGATCGACGTTCGCGCCACCACGCGACAACGGAATGATATGGTCGAGATGAAACCCTGATTTTTTCAGGCTTTTCTTGCAGATAGCGCATTTCCCCCGCTGTAAAGACAATAGTTTCAGGGAGATTCCCGGCGACAACTTTCCGCCGTTGGCCTTCTTACGGGCACGGCGAGTGTGACTCTGTATTTTTATGATCTCCGGGTTTTTCTTTTTCCATTCATCTCGACAGCGCTTTACCTTTTCCGGGTTTCTCGTCCTGTATGCGTTATGTCTGTTTTTTACTTTTTCCGGATTAGCCTTGCGCCATGCAGCCCTCGCGGCTCGATCTTTTTCCGGGTTGTTTTTGGCCCAATCGGCGCTCGCTTCGATTACTTTGTCCCTGTTTAATATATAGAATGCCACATGAGCATCTCTTATTTTTTCTTTATTGGCAGCACACCAGGCAGCGTCGGCTTTTTTCCTTCTCTCCTCGTTGAGCGCCTTCCATTCGGCGTTTTTGATTTTTACGCGATCCGGGTTTTTCTTCCGCCACGCGGCGGTGCAGGCCAGGTTCCTTGTCCTTCTCTCCTCAGCGGAAAGCCGAATCCGGGCCATTACGCCGCCATCTTCCTGTGGGTTTTTCTCCGAAGAACTTTCTGGATATCTTCCTTCGACCGGCGGGATGGGTTCGACCTGCCGGATACCCAATTATTGATGGTCTGCCTCGGGTATCCCATGCGCAGCAAGGCTTGGCGGGTTTTTTGTGAGATGTATATTTTCATGGTCAACACTCTACCGGAAATTTATTTCCATGTCAAGAAAAAAATATCTTGACAACAATTTTCCAATCGGGCATGATGCTCCTCACCATGATCGCAACGGCCCAAAACCACGAGGGGCCACGCGAAAGGAGGAGCGGATGGGACTGAAAGCGTTGCTCGACAGCAAGGCCATTCTACAGCAGGAGGTGGCAAACCGAAGGGCTGAATTGGAGTTGACCCTCGCCCCGATCTTGGCACAGGTGGAGGCGACAGACAAGGAGATTCGCGATCTCCTTGCGCCGGACCTGACGGCAATCAGGAGATTGCAGGAGAAGGAATTCGGGGCCGTACACATCCAAAAGGATGGCTTTCGGATCACGCACACGGTGGGAAAAACCGTTAAATGGGATCAAGATCTTCTGACCGGCGTCTACCGAACAATCCTGAACGCCGGAGATGATCCCCTTTCCTACATGAAAGCAAAGTGGGCCGTCGGCGAGAAGGAGTACAACGCCTACCCCGCTCCGATCCGCGAAGTGTTCGCCCCCGCCAGGACGGTGATCCCCGGCGAGCCGAAGATCGAATTCAAGCCGCTCGAGGAGGCCGCCAATGCTTGACCGGATCCGAAAGGCCAACGCCTTCGTGCCGCCGCAGAAGGTCGTCGTAATCGGCGTCCAGGGCATCGGCAAAACCACCTTCGGCGCCACCTTCCCGGGAGCGGTCCTGCTGCCGATCGAAGACGGCGCCCACGCCGTCGACGTGAACGCCTTCCCCCTCGCCACCACCTACCAACAGGTGATCGATACCATCACCGCCCTGCATGGGGATCATGCGCACCAGACCCTCGTTGTCGACTCTTTGGACTGGCTCGAGCCGCTGGTGTGGGAGGCTACCTGCGCGGCCAACGAGAAGCCTTCCATCGAATCCTTCGGCTACGGGAAGGGATACACGGAGGCGGACAAGTTCTGGCGGATGCTGATGGGGGGATTCGATTCTCTGCGGGCGAACAAGGGGATGAACGTCGTCCTTCTCGCCCACTCCGAGGTCAAGAACGTCACCCCTCCGGATTCCGACGCCTACGACCGCTACCAGATGCGGCTCCACAAGCGGGCGTTTAGCCTCTGGACCGAATGGGCGGATGTCGTCGCATTCCTGACCTACAAGATCGCCATCAAGAAGGAAGAGAAGGGCTTCGGCTCCGACCGCAACCGCGCCATCGGCTCTGGCGACCGGGTGATCTACACCGCGGAGCGTCCGGCCTGGGACGCGAAGAACCGATGGGGTCTGCCGGACGAGATTTTCATCGGCAAAGACGCAACCTACGCGGCATTCCACGCCGCGCTCGAGAAGGGAACCGGCGGCGCATACGTGGCCCCGAAAGCGGAAGGAAACAAGAAGGCGTCATGACGAAAGAAGAGAAAAAAGCATACGCCGCGGCGTACCACAGGGCTCACCCCAGGGATCGACGAGCCTATAACGCCACGCTTTATTCGGCCAATGCTGAAAAAATTCGCGCTGCCGTGGCCGCGTATAAAAAAGCCAATCAGGAAAAGGTTCGCGCCGTCATATCCGCATGGCAGAAAGCCAATCCGGAAACAGTTCGTTCTTATAACGCCAACAGACGCGCAAGAGTGCGGGGGGCCGAAGGGTGCCACACCGCGGAAGAAGTAAAGCGGTTGCTGGCCCTTCAGAAATGCCTCTGCGCGGTTTGCAGGAAAAGTATCGAGGCGGGATATCACCGGGACCACATCATTCCATTGGCGAAGGGCGGATTAAATTACATCCGGAACATCCAACTTCTATGTCCCAAGTGCAACCTGAAAAAAACAGACAAGCACCCCGTAAAGTTCATGCAGGAAATGGGATTTCTACTCTAAAGGAGGAGACGAAAATGGCAATTGACTTGAACCAAGCTGAAGAGCAAGGAAGCGGATCCGGACCAATCCCAGAAGATTCCGTTGTCATCGTTGTCGCTGAGATTCGACCCCCGAAGGCCGGGAAAGAGGGTACAACACACCCGCTGTTTTGTAAATCTTCATCATCCGGATACGAGTTTCTGGACTTCGAGTTCACTGTGATTTCCACAAAATTCAAAGATCGCAAGGTGTGGCAAAATTTTATGCTTTCTTATACGGGCACTCCCACAGAGAAGAGCAACCAGGCCATCTCTATATCAATGCGGACTCTTCGGGCGATGGTGGAGGCCGCGCGAAAGATCCACCCCAAGGACGCCACGGCTCCGGCGACTACCGCCCGAATAATCAACGACTTCTCCGACCTGAACGGAATGCTGTTCCCCGTCGTCGTCGGGTGTGAATGGGGAAAAGCCAACAGCGAAGGCAAGCGGTACTTGAACAACACCATCAAGCGCATCGTCACGATGGACGACGAGCGGTTCGCCAAGGTGTTTGCGGATCCCGAAGGCGCCATCGTGTCGGACAAGCCCCTGCCTCCTGAACCCGCGGCGACTGCGTCTGCTGCCGCGAAGCCCGCTGCATGGGCGGCGCCGGCGAAGACGGCAGCTCCGGCGCAAGGCTCCATGCCGGGGGTCAGCGGAACGACGAAGCCGGCCTGGGCGAAGTAAACAACGCAAGGGGCGGCGGGTGTCCCGCTGGAATGCGGGCTTAAACGGAGTAACCAGAGCCCGCCGTCCCGAAAGGAGGTCGTCATGCATTCCGCACGATTCAGATTCAGGGAGATGCCGAAGGAAGAGGAACCGCCCGTGGAGCACAGAGGGAGCCGAATGCCGGAGGGCATGACGCCAATCGATCCCCTCTTCGCCGACGCCGCGTTCCGCAAGTTCGAGCCGGAGACGCCGGAACAGGCGGAGGCGCTGCGGGAGAAGGCGGCGCACGGAAGGAGGAGCGCATGAGCACCCTACAGACCACGTTCCGACGCCTGTCCGACGAGGACCTCCGCACGTTCCGCCCGTCGTACTTCATCGTGCGGTGGGCCGGCTGGAAGATCTTCGCGGTGGTGATTCTCGTAGCCGTTTGCATCCGATGGATAACGAAATGATCGCCCGCCGGCTGATCCTTACGGAGGCGGGGAAGTTGGTCGCCGACGTCCTGATGCTCCTGTTCGCGGCAGTCGTCTTCGCGTGGGCGCTGGCGGGGTGGATCGGATGAGCAAACCGGCAGAAAAGAAGGTGGTCACGTTGGCCATAGACAGGTGTCCGCATGGAATGCGAGCGATTTCCGTGAACCTACGCGGAGAGCATGGGAGCCGCCTGACGTCAGGCAAGTGCTGTGGCCGATGGGACACGGTGGTTGAGTGGGCCATGAGCAAGAAGGAATTGCTCGCAGCGGCGGACGAGATTCGGGAATACGCGGAGCTCGCAGAATGACCTCCCCCGACTGGCCGCGCATCGTGCCGGAGGAGGAGGGGTGGTGTGAGTGGTGCGGCCACGATTTCGAGTTCTGTACCTGTTGGGACGACCTCAAATACGAAGAAGAAAGAGAGTAAATACATTGTCTCTGAACGCCTCGGTAACCGGGATAACGACCCGCAACCCCGTCCTCCTCAAGTTGCTTGAGTTGGCGGTCAAGCTGGCCGGCGGCACCTTGCGGTATTGGAG